CGAAACAGGGGGGCTGTCAACCCCCCCTGTCTTTACGCTCCGGGTGATCCGAAGATACCCAGCGGGTCTGAGACCCCGAAGGAATAACGCTCCCGAGCCTTGTAGCGAACATTCCCCGTGTCAAAGTCCCCGTCCATGTCGTTCTTAAGCGGAGTACGAACAAAGTGCTTAAGACCGTTGGGTACATCCGTGGTCAGGAACCACGCGTTGGTATCAGTCAAGAAGTGATTGACCGCGTACCCCTCAGGGATCGAACCCATCATCTTCAGTGCGTTGACATCATTGTCTGCTGTCGCCACACGAAGCTCTGTTTGCAGCAAACGCGTTGCCGTAAACATGAGTGCCGGAGGAATGATAAGCTTCTTGGGCTTTGCAGCAATCAGCAGTCCACGCTCATCGGTCCACGCAGCAATCTGGATCACTGCGTTTTCCAACGATGTCTCGTTCAGGTCTGCTCCCGTCGAAGGACGGTTGCTGTTGGTGCCACCCGAAACCAAAGGGTGCGCCGTTGAGAACAACGACACTCCGTCACCGTAAGTTACGGCAGAAGAGAACCCGTTGTTCAACACCGAAGCGCCCTTGACTTCTTTGGTATACGCCATCGCCCGAGCCAAAGCCCTCGTATACCGCGAAGACAGACTGTCGTACAGATTGTCCTCGATAGCCTCTTCCGTAATGGAAAAACCCATCGCAATCGTCTCGTGGTTGTAGCGCGCCGTCCATGCCTCTTGAGCATTGTCGTAGGCAATCGCCGAACCCTCGTTTTTGACGGGGGCCGCGCTAAAACCAGACAGTTTGGTCTCTTCCTCAAAGGAGCGCTCGGAACTCTCCGTCTCGTAGACTTCCTTGTACTCCGTTCCATAACGAGCGTACTCCAAGCCGAACAGGGCGTTCAGGCCGGGGAGAAGCTCTTTCAATAGCTGTGCGCGTGAAATAGCCATTTTTTACTCCTTAAGCCGTTGCCGTGGCAGCGTAGTACTCGTGCTGACCAAAGTTGAGTTTAACCAAAAGTTCTGGGAACTGTGTGAACACCAACGTGGCACTGGCCGCAAAAGCCGCCACGGGTGCCTGATTCAACACCACTGTGGTTGCACCGGCTGCTGCTGCGGTAGCCACAAACGACCCACTTGGGATGTACTGACCGTTGGAAGCCAGTGAACCCACATCCGTCCCTACAGGTAGTGCAGACGGAAGTGCTGAACAAGTGATCGTTTCCGTTGCAATGCTGGTAAACGTTGCCGTTCCCAACGACACTGCGGTCTCCTCTACCAGACCAAGAACGCGGATAGGAAGCGCCGCAGTCGTAGCTGGGGTTGCCGTAGGCGCAAGCAAAGCATTGCGGCTATTGCCTGTAGATGTAAGACCCGTGTTGTTGATACAAGCAAGATTTTGCCCAATCATGGCGCGAGCGCCCGAAGCAACAACGGTAGTAGCAGAGCAAACAACTGCTTTGAACACCGTATCCGGGTCATCACAGATGTATGCCTGACAGTCTCCCGCAGTGGTGGATGCAGGCCAGTACTGAGCAAACCGTTTTTGTTTTGTGTTGGGGTCCGTATACGTGCACCCCAAGAAAACACCCGCAAGCGTGCCTGCTGTACCCGTTGACACACTAATACGCTCAAGGTTTCCACGAACAAGGGCAACGAAGTCGCCGTAAAAAATGTCCGTGCCATAAGCATACGTAGGGCTATACATCCGGGTCGAGCCAGCAAATACTTGCCCCCCAATCAGATTGATAGGTTTCAAGCCGTAGGGAGCGTCAATAACAGGATAAGCCATTTTTGACCTCGTTTAAGTTGTTCCACGGCCAAATGTTGTCACGCTTTGCCTTTCTTTAAACAAAGGCATACGCGCATCACTTTGACGCAGGAAATGATTGTCAACAGAAGTAATCAGCGAATCCGTTTGTTTCTGATGAAACTCGGTACGCTGTTCTACAAACTCAATTGGTGTTTTGCAAAGCAACAACCCTCCGATCTCAACACTGTCTGGAAACCTTGTGGTTGAACCAGGCATCATATAAATTTCTGGATGTTGCGACGCTTTGACAGGCTCCCAACCTTCGCGTAGTTTCGAGGCAATATGACGCGCATCCGCTTCGCCTAAATTGGCAACACGAATCCAACGGAACTGATAACCCGGCTCCGGCTCAGGATCTGGCAACAACTGCGGCGGACTCCACTTACGCATTGAAGCTTCCCGCGTCTCCCTGACTTCACGTTTTTCCATATCACCCTCGTTGAAGTTTTGCTACTTCTTGTGCATACCGCTCCAAGGGAATCTTGTAGCGTTTTGCATACTCCACCTGCTTCGTCGTAAGGCGCACCTTCGTCGGTGCAGAACTACGGGTAGCGGGTGCCACATTTGATTTGGTTCTCTGACGCGGTTCCTCAGGCTCAAAGTAATCCGGGAACACCTGCCGCATACGAGCGTCAATCTTCTCGTAGTATTCTTCAGATGAAGTGTCAACTCCTTGTTTTACAAGCTTTGAATGATAAGCCAGTACAAGAGCCGTCATCTCTTCATCATTGCCAAACCAGGCATTACGCGATCTCCAGGACTCTGCCTTTTGATCGCTTCGCGGCACCTCCACTTCTGGAGGCGGTTCCTTATTAGGCCGGAAATTATTGACCTTGTCAAGCTTGATCTTTGCCGCAGTCAACTCCTCCTGCGCATTCACCAACTCATCGCTGTTTCCAGCTTCATAAGCCTGCTTGTACTTGGTCTTCGCATCCTCAACCTCTTTTGAGACCGTCTTTTTTGCTTGCTCTAACAGGACGGCCTGGTTCTCAGACAATGACCCCTTGAGCCTCTTGTTTTCTTCCGTGGCTGCTTGAGCAATACGAAACGCTTCTTCCCTCGATTTCTCCGCCTCCTCTGCGCGGCGCTTCTCCGACTGATACCCCTTGTAGAGATGATCAATACGGTTCCTTACCCGCTCACCATACTCCTTGACCTCCTGATCATCTAGAGGTTTTGGCTCCTCACGCAGTTTGGTAAATTTGGGCTTTTCCCCTTCAACAATCTCGATCTCTACCGCACTATCTTTTTCCTCCGGTTCCTGCTCATCCGGAAATTTGAACTCTTCGTTCATAGTAACTCCTATCGCAAAATGCCGCGTGGATCGTCTACTACCGCCTCCACAGCGTCGTCGTTGATGATTCTAAATTCCTGCCCGTGAATCTTGAGCCTCGTCCCCGTACTTGGCCTAACCAGCACAAAGTCCCCTTCCTTACATGAAGGGCCGCTTGGGAACCGCACCTTGTCCTTGTACGCATCTGGGCCGATCTTCAAAACACAAAGCACCGGAGACAACACCTCTTCATAAAAGATGGTTTGTCCCGCCTTCACCAGCCCACTTTCGTACTCCGCGTCGCTTTTCGGCAACGCACACAAAAGGTGATAGGTCACCGGCTCCGGTAATTGTGTGGGTTTTTCACTCATCCTCTTCTTCCTTATACCGTTTGGCAAGGTCTATTACCTCCGCTTGTGCGAGGCGCAGACCTCGAAGCACTCCGCACAACTCTTTATATTCCACAAAATCTTTTGTTCCGTCCAGCACCACAGCTATGAAGGAATTCATATGCTCTGTTATTTTTTTGTCAAGCATGTCAAACGCTGTCATTTAAACTCTCCCTCTCTGATCCATTTTGTAGCCACCCACTTTACCGATTTTGGAGGAGTACCCGCGTGTAACGACTCCCGCTCCTGAGCCGGATATCTGAATAACAAAGCATGCCCACGTATCGCCGGTACGCGGATTTTTAATTCGGGAAATTCTGTCGCCCCTTCTACCGGGGTGTTAAGATATAACAGCATCGTTGCCACACGCTGCCCGCCATTTTGTGTGGCCTTAACAACCTGGGTGTCTTTGTCAAAAAAGAAATCGTGGTGCGGCTCATATTCCTGCCCCGGTTCGTATTTAAGAATTTGCAAATCTTCCCCATTTTGTACGGGCGTATTCGTAAATTGCGCTATTTTGTTTTCCAACTTTTTTATTAATAATGTAGACTGCCTTTTAAGGAATGTCTGCTGGCTTGTTCGGCCTTTGTGGTCTTTTGATGCGCCGGTATCATAATCAATAACGGTGGATGGCACCAACTGTGGCGCGGCCATGTTAATTAACTCTTGGCATTCTTCCGGGGTAATAAAGTCTTTATATACTTCTATCTCTATTTGATTTTTGTATTCAAATATCTTTTTCTTTGAAAACGTCCAGTGAAAGAACAAATAGATTGCTCGTTGTTTTTCGCCGCACAACAACTCGTCTCGCCAGTGAGGAAATCTTCGTCCCTCGACCACGGCCCCATAACCTACGCCAATATGCGCCTGCACATGGATGTCTTTGAAATTTCGTTCGTTAAAATCCCATGTCTCGCCCGTAAACTCTTGTGTTGATACCTTAAGCGGCCACTCTAAATTATTTTTGTCTTCAAGGCATACTGATAAACTTACGTCTAAACCCTTTCTGTCGGTGTGTATTTTTAATACACTGTGCCGTTGATAGCACCTTGTGTAAGTGTTTGCAAATATCAAATCATCATATCTGGTGAGCAGTGACTGTGCGCGGTCTATATATTTTAATGAGCCTGGTTGATTTTGAAACCCATAGCTGTTTTTATAAAACTCCGGAGATTGATTTTCATCAAAATGCCGGAGTGTAAAAAATTCTTGTACAAGCTCCTCGCATTCTTGCGGCGTAAAAAATTTAAGGTCACTATGATAGATCATGTTTTCTAACTAGTATCTAACGTTTTTGAGTTTGTATTCGTTCCTGTTCTACGGCTAACCGGGCTTTTGCCAGTTCAATATCCGCCCGATCTTTTGCCGCTTTCCGTTGTACCTCTTCGGATTTAATTTTCAATTCTGCCTGTTGTATTTGAACAAGTGGGTCTTGGGCTTGTTGTTGGGCTTGTTGTTGTTGGGCTTGTGCTGTATTCATCTGTAGGAGTTGGACTCCTGCCAGGGCTGTGAGTCGTGCTAGTTCGACTTCGACATCCTCGGGCAGTTTCTCGTTTGGTGGTGGTAGTGGAACCCCCATTTGTTCTTCGATCTTCTTCCGATATAGAAATGCCAGATGTTCTGCAATATGAGCCTGTACTGCGGCGGCCAATTTTTGCGCCATAGGGTTCTGTCCTATGGTTTGCGCCACTAGCGGGTCGTCTATGAAGGTTTTATGCACCGCAATATGTGCGTCGTGGTCCTGATAAATGAACGCTTTGGTAGGTTCCCCCTTCAAAAATGACATATTTTCTGATACCGGGTCTCTTGGATGTTGCTCTTCGGGCAAAGGAATCAGTTTTTCTGCATTTTTTACCCCTAAAACCTCTACCATTTGCCGATGTAGCTGTGGGAGGTCATAAATTTGCGGAGCATTTGCTGATAATTGGATGACCGCTTGATATTGCATGATTCTTTGCGCCATTGTGGCCGCATTTGGGTCAGAAACCGGGATAATTTCGACGTATTCGTAGTCTTCTTGTTTGGCTTTTCGGTCTCCACCCTCTGGAATATAGGCATACTCCTCTTCTGTGTAGTCTTTAATAAGTTCTTTGAGTAACTTAAACTCCTGTTTCATGGAAGAATGTACTCTGGCTTGTACTGCACTCATTGTTTTCAGAGTTCTTTCTAGAATTGCCAGGGTTGTGCCGACTGGAGCTTGTGCTGACATGTCGCTTACCTTCATATCTGCAATCGCACCGAGTCTTCGCCCTTCATCGCTGATCTTGTCGAGCAGGACTGCTAATACCTGGCTTGGCTCTTTGTACGGCAGCATCATAATATTGTCTTTGATCGCGCCGGTTGGGATATCCACATCTCTAAATTCACCCGGTGAGATCGGCGTATCGTCCCCTTTGACGCGCAATCCCCGGCTTTTTAATCCTCCGGGCAAGTTACTTAACGTCCCTGCGTCTACGAGTTGCCTCAGGAGCATTGTCCCTGCCCGCGCATATCCGCCTATCAAATGAATATAGCCAAAACCATATGCCCCAAAGCCCGGTACATAATCATATTGCACCAGATGCTGCCGTTTCTTGAATAAATAATCCCCCTCGCGGTAGTTTCTATAAATTGCCAGGATTTTATTTGTGCCGCGATCAATCGTGATTATATATGGCACGGCCACTTCTTCTTCAAATCCGGCCAGGTGATAATCTACCTGGATTTCGCAGATCTGATGCCGGTCGTCGTCGTTGATTGAAAATCCGGTCTCGTCGGCTTTTTTCTTTTCTACGTCGTTTGTTATCGGCGCGGGTTCTCCGAGTTCCACATCCCTGTAGAATCCTTTGACCTGGAGCCGTTCCACATCGTTTTTCGTTTTCCTCATGATGTGGGTTACCCGTTCGGCTGTTCTGGCCCCTGAGGATCCGTAGGGGATAATGACATCTTCTGCCGGGATAAATATTGCCGTTTCTCTTCCGAGGCCGGGATCAAAATAAACCTTTTTAAATGCGGAGCCGCACAAGCCGAGGTTGAATAATAATCGTTCGTGTTCTGCGCGGTATTCGGTGATTGTTTCTGTGAGTCTAAAATTCATATCGTCGCGGACGCGTTGCGCGGCGTCTTCTTTTTCTTTTGTGATTTGCCCGATGATTTCGGTTTTGACCGGGCCTTGTGCTGGAAACGTTTCGATGATCATTTCCGACTGGAAGCGGACTGCGGCTTCTGTGAGGAGGGTGCTGAAGACGCCGCAGGCTCCGTTCCAGGGTTCTGTGCGTTCTTCGTATTTCATTCCGAGCACTTCCAGGCCTTTGACGTAGATATCCACCCAGTCTTTTCGGGAGCTTATATCGGCGTCAAGTTCATCCATGAGGTCATTTGCCAAGGTGCTGAGTTCGCTTTCTGTCATATGCTCAGCGAGGTTGGCATCGAATGGGATGTCATCTATTGAAACCACTTCTTCGAGGATTTCGTCAATAATCTGGATTTCCATGTTCATTCCTAATAGTAAGCTTTTCTGCGGGCGACGGGTTCATCGACCTCGTCGGAGTTTAGTCTAAGGAAGCCGCCTTGTCGAAACCTTATGAGAGCCTGGACGCTGGAGTCCACGAGGTCATCGTGTTCTGCGTGTGGGAACGCGGCCATCTGTTCGACCACTTCATGTGCCCATCGTTTATCAGGCCTCCATACCTTACCGGATCGGAAGAGGTCTGATACGGAGTTGATTCTTACAAACTTGTCGTTCCCTCTCACGGGGGTATATTCTGACACAGGCACGCCTATTTTCCTCAATTCGTAGACCAATGGCGCTCCAGCCGCCTTGGCCTCGATGATACAAGCATCTGGCTCCCACTCCTTATAGTGCTCCAGTGCCTTATCTTTCAACTCGGGAAACTCCATTCTTTTTTGAAACGCATCCAGCAGTATGATATGCGGATCTTTTTTATCTTCATCTTTATAAAAGACCCCCCATGTAGTACATGCCGAGTAGTCAGATCTTTCGTTTTTTGTAAATGCCGTATCCCAACTCTGGATGACAAATTCGCATTTTGGCGGCTCTTCGTCATCCCATGACTGCCACCATTCTCTTTTAATTATCGCGCCTTCTTCGCCGGTTGGTGTTTGTTGGTATTGTGCGTTCCACTTCGATACGGGTAGTTCTTCTTTAAGAGCTTGTAATTCTTCGATAGACCAAAATTCTGGCCAGAGAGGATTGCCGCTTGGGAGTATTGCTGGTAGTTCGATAAGTTCCCATTCTTCACGCTTATCGCGCTTCAGAGCCTCTTTCATAAGCCGCCCTGTCAAATCCTTCTCCGCCCATCTTGTCATCACTATAACGATAGACGCTCCCGGCTGAAGTCGTTGTCTTACACCGGACGTGTACCACTCAAAGACCCTGTCAAAAACAGCAGGATCACCCTGTATTGCCTCCTGTTCGCTATGTGGATCATCAATAATTAACAAATCCGCACCTTTTCCAGTGACTGTTCCACCAACGCCGATGGCAAAATATTCACCGTTGTGATTTGTAGCCCATCTTCCTGCCGCTTTTGAATCTTGCCGTAATGAAACATTCGGAAAAACATCACCATAGTAGTCATTACTGACAAGGTTTCTCACTTTTCGCCCGAAGGAAACTGCAAGATCTGCTGTATTAGAGCTTTGTATCACCTTTTTCTGCGGGAATTTGCCTAAAAACCAGCTTGGCAACAGGTAACTTGCAAATTCTGACTTTGTGTGCCGTGGTGGAAGGTTAATAATCAATCTTTTCAGCTTCCCTTCTGCAATTTCTTCAAATTTGCGCGCGATCAAACCATGATGACGGCCCAGAATAAACCCCGGCCACATCTTTTTGACATACGTCATAAAGCTCTTATGACACTTCTCCCTGTCTAATGCCTTCTTGTACTCCAATACCTGTACAAGAACCCTTTGCTGATCCGCTTTAGACAGCTTGCCCAGCACATCTTCCAGCTTACTCAATGTTCTGATACCTCACATACTTAGGCTTGGCAGACCTCCACCTCCCCCCAAACCTCTGTATCGCCCCCATCTCCGCCAATGCTACCAAAATCCTGTGCGTGTTCCCAATTCCCACCCTGCCCCTCAAATAAGCTAACTCCTTCATCGTAGGCCCATGCCCATACTCCTTCCAATACTCATCAATCAAAATATATACGTCCCTCTGCACCGGAGTCACTTACAAGTTCCTTCTTAATTACACCACCCCCAAGTTCTCACCTGTAACGTTACAGGTAGCAAAGTGGGAAACGGTACACATTTGGTGAAAATTTTTATACCTACCCCCACATTTTTACAGCCAAATCATGCCGGGGAGGTTGTTACAAATAGGCCGAGCAAAAACACTAGAAATAATGGCAACGCTTAAGACACTTTGAGTGGGATAGTATGTCATAGGTCGTGCGGATCCGATTGTTCATCTTGGGGGGTCGGGGTGGGGTGGGTCGTCTCGCCAGGTGATTGGCTAGGCTCGCCAGGTGGCTCGGAGGTCAACTCCCCCAACAATCCCTCGACATCGACAGCCTCGTGTACCGACTCGCGCAGGACTTCAAGGATCCGCGACCGCGCATCGTCGCTTCCCGTCACCGCCACACTGTGACGCTGAGTGAACGCCGACACTTCCGTAACGTTACCGAGCGCTCTAATAGCTGAAACACGAACGCTAGCCGGAGTGGAAGGATCGAGGGTTGCCTGCACCAGGCTATGGATCACCAACTCCCGCAGATGTTCGGGGGTGCGCCACCTCGCCGACTCGATTGCCAGTTTATATGCCTCAATCTCGGCTTGTATCCGGGGATCCCTTGCAAGCGCGTATGGCGAAGTCAAAATCGTCGTCGGAGTGTAGGAGTAGGTTTCACGATATGCCTGCGCCTTAGTCTGGCCTTCCGCTATCTTGCGAGCGAAGCTTTTCTGGCGCGCCGTGAGTTTATTCGCGCCCATGATACTTTCCATGGGAATTGTTTTGAGTGCTTCGCGCGCTTGCCGTCGGGTGATCTTCATAGGGACTCCGGAAGTTTTGGGGATGATATCCGATGAAAGGTCGAATGTCTAGCGTGAACGGTGCACAAAAGTGTGCCAGACCGTGTATGATCCTCACTCTACTCATTCAATCATGGGGGGCATCGATGACGTACCATTTTGTGAAACAATCCGGAAACGGCAAGACCGGGTCAATCCCTGTCACGTACAGTCAGCGCGAAACATGCCCTGAGTCCTGCCCTTGGCAAGGTAACGGCTGTTATGCGGAGTCGTGGCCTGTAGCGCTGCATTGGCGCAGAGTGGCAGACCGTGGCGATACCCTCGCCGCACTGTGTCGATCGATCGAAGCACTGCCAGACGGTCAATTGTGGAGACATAACGTCGCAGGCGACTTGCCTGGACTAGGTGAGGACATCAATGCGCGCGCGTTACGGAAGATTGTACGCGCCAACCACAAAAAACTCGGGTATACGTATACACACAAGAAAACGGCAAGGGCACTAACCTTAGCGCGTAGAGCAACACGGGCAGGTTTTGCGGTCAATGTGTCATGCGACAGTGTATATGAGGTTGACGCGATGATGGCGCGCGGTCTGCTTTGCGCGGTTGTAATGCCGTCCTCAGCGCCGCGCCGCACTATCACACCGAAAGGAAATATCATCGAACAGTGCCCCGCTACCTATGACAAAAGCGAAATTACATGCGCCGATTGCAAACTATGCGCGCGCACTAATCGTAGAGTCGCAGTCGGCTTTCCAGCGCATGGATCACGTTACCGTAGCATCAATCTAAAACTTGAAAGGATTACACATGGATGATCTAGATTATGTAAGAGACCTTGACCGTGAACTAGCGGAGTCGGATCCGGAGGCCGCGCGAGCCGCCGGACGTTACATGCGGAGGTCTATGCGCCGTTCGAGGTCAAATATCTTACAAATCGGTGGAAGAGAATACTACCGCAACAAGAAGGGGCGGTGCGAAGATGCACCGTGTTGCGGTTGCTGCAACATATGAGTCCATCGGTCAGCCCACGCCCGTGGGTTGCACGATGCATTCCGCATCATTACAGGGGATAATTATGAGCATCTACACTAACGAAGGTTTTGCCAATCGGCGCGAGTACCTCGAAGATCTAGCCGATCAGACGGGCGTCGATCTGGAAACTGTATTAATCCTCGCCGACTTGTTCGGTCCGAATGAGGACTTCGACGGGCTAGTAACAGCCCTCGAAGATCACGCCCAAGGATACTAACCCGTAGGGGCTACGGCCCCCTACTTTGGAGATGCCATGTCTATTGATATCAAAAGAGTACGCAACGACGTTAACGGCAATTCGCGGTACGTGATCTGGTGGGCACGTTTTCTCCACCCAGAGTCCTCTCGGTCACTCGAAAACTACAATAGCATACTGCGAGCCGCGCGCAAAGTCGGCGGCAGAATGTACTCAGGCAAGGATTTTGGCGGCGGTATTGTGTTTACGACTCAGGAGTGGGAGATACCCAGACTTATTGAGCGGGTTCGAGCACTGCTATGAGGTCCGGCAACCTTACCCTTATCCTCGGCGGGGCTGTATTTGGCGCAGTCTTCGCCGTCATTCTTTTCGCATTTATCTAAGGATATACTATGATCACGTATAAACTCGACAATCTTTCAGAGAGGGATGCACTGTTTCGGCAATTCCCTCGTCAGTATGACGTTCAGCCCGCATACGTTCAGATGGACGAAGATGGTATTGTATCAGCGTACTATTCTGGCGAGATCGGCTATTCCGTTCCATCCTACGTATGGCATAACCGCACACTCCGGTGGCGCGTACACCCTTCAACCGACGGTCATGCTTTGCGTGACCTATTGACTGTCCAATCGTTCGAGAAATATGCGAACGATTGGGCGTTCAGTCGCATCGACGACAAATCGTTGACGGTCGGTGACTGGACAATCACCCCATGGCGCGATGCACCCACCATACCAGAAGACCCCAGCGATTATATCGGCATGGGCTGGGTTGGACACGACGGTCGCCCGTAAAGTTTCTCGACCCGGGGGCACACATCAACGCCCCCTTTAAAAAAGGACACTACAACATGAACACTGCGCAAAACACCATTCACCACCGTAAGATTGAAATTATTGTGGCTGTTTGGATTGACGAGGACGCGAACGTACAGGATGTCGTCGCTGACCTGCATTATCAATTCGAGCATCCTGCCATTCGTGGTTATGCAGTTGCTTCAGTCGAATTTTAACCCCGCATTTGCAATTGAGGTGATCATGCTTACTTCCGCACGACTTAACTATTCTTTGGCGATGGATCTTCTGCCCGACAACGAGTGGGAGATCTCCTGGGGATCGCTTGATGCGCCATCCGTTCTTTGCGCAGGGGCGACGTATCAGTACCCGATTGGCAAGATGCTGTTCGGCCTGCCCTTGACCTACATTCGTCCTGGACATTGGAGCGAATATGTACATTGCTGAAATTCCGTACTACCACAACGGACTCCATCTTACAATCGGGGTTTCCGATTGGGAACCCTACGTTCCCGGAGTAACGCACCTCGCACCTGATCACTGCTATCCCCCGGAAGGGGGATTCGGAGAATGGGAGATCATCGAACCCGAGTGCCAGCATTTGGAACTCGACGATGAGGACGTACAAAATTTGATTTGGAGCTACTTTGAAATTGAAAATCAAAAAGGAAAGATGGATGTCCGCCTTTCAACTCGCCTTGATTTCGATTGACGACCGCTGGCTCGGGAAAATCAATTGGGACAGCGCCCTACACTACTATTTTCTAGGATTGTCCGCCGAAGAGGCGGCAAAAAAATATAATGAATACCAGCCCTAAACTGTATGACATCCCGTTTTTCTCCGCATTCACCCTTGCGCGAGACGGCAAGAAATATATCAAAGTCGGAGCACTCAACGGCGACTACCGATATATCAGGTGCCGGGATGACCAAGGCTCAACGAAAATTCTTTCAACCTATTCAAGGATTAAAAATGAACCCGTGGAATGATCCATCTGATGACGCCTGGGACTTCACAATGGGAATCGGCTACTCCCATAAGGAACTTGAGGTGTTTATACTAGAGGTGCTGCAAACCGAACGAGGTCGCCACGCAGCAGCACCTATCCTCGCAAACTTCCTCCATCGGGAAAAGTTAGCGACGAAACCCCTCGAAAACGACTTCCGGCATGAAGTCATGCTGGCTTGGGATAATGCTCACTAGGCTGGCTCTTGATGCAGTTATCATGATAATAGCCCTCTATCAATGCATCAAGAACAAACTCAGGTAGTCTTCAGCATCGTCTTGGTCGAAAAAGACGGTCGCGTTTCCATCCACGCAGACTATCTCGGGCCAGAAGGATACACCTGGGAGCTTGGTATGTATATCATTCAAAATCTCAGGCGGATCGCCGACCATAATCCGAGAATCTTTGTTAACCCCATTTTCAAGGTTTCAAAGACCCAATAAGCGCAAGGCCAGCCCTTGCGGTGCCCACCTCCCGGTGGAAATCATTAAAATCCCCCTCCGGGGGGAGAAAGTACGGACGCCCCGTCTTCATCGCGGCATCCTCGCCCGCACGATCATTGTCGGCCACGACAAACCCAGATCGCACTTTCGATAACTCCCCAGCAGAAAAATGTACATGGATCTTGTACCTCCTCTTCATCGCCCTCAAAACCTCACGAATCGACAACCCGGTCGCAAACCCCTCACAATGAATGTCCATACCGGAATTGTCAAAACAAAACTCAGCCCCGGAACACCTCTGCCCAGCTAAAAACCTCTTCTCTCCATCCTCGGAAATCAATTGCGCTCCCACCAGATTACCAGAATACATGGGCACCACCAGCTTCTCCTGGTAAACATTCCACTGCAAATCAGGAAAACCTTTCCGCTCTAAATACTTGTGCGTCTTCATCATACTGTTTTTTAATATACCATCTGCGCGCAGAGCAGCCGCCCTTTGCTTATCCTGCGTCCTATCTTCATACGTGATTTTGCCGATGGTCTGGCCACGCCAGATTGATACCTCCGCATCCATAGCATGGTTCTGCGCAAACCCAATCGAACCTAACCACTTCACCGCGCCATTTCGTTTGTTTGGATGATCCTCGGTTCTGTATCTTTTCCATACGCCCGGTACAGGCAAGCGGTCGATTAAAATTCCATGCGACCTGCAAAATTCAATGAAGGTCATTTGCGCCCCCTCAAATACAACATGAGCCGATGCCTGATAAATTTCTCGACCTCTGCCGTTGGAGGCTTTGATACGTTTCTCAAATTCCTAGGCCATACTCCAAACTTTTCTTTGAATGTATGCGCCGCACGACCCTCCCTCCATCCCGCAAATTCCACCTTATACCAAAGCTGAGACCACCAGTCTTGCTTGTTTGCCGTGTTCGATGCACCAATCTCTACAAGCCTCCCAGGCTCAGCTTCAACCTTGTTCTTGCGCTCCCGAACATGCCCACAATGTGAACATACGTCCGAATTCGGAGGCCACAATGCATTGCATTTCGGGCACTTTGACTTCTCCTTGGCAACCTTGTCAATCTCTTTTCTGGGCTTTTCTTTCTCATCCGAAAGCGCCAATACCCCGTCATTAAATACCTCGTCCCATTGATCCCGGAATCTAAGATAGTTTCCTGAATGATCCAGCCATAATGCGTCACCTTTCCCATCACAACCCCTCATCACCCTCCCCATTTGCTGAATGTGGGATGATAATGATTTGGCAAACGGCCTTGCAGATACGCCGATACGAACATCCGGCACATCAAAACCTTTTGTCAGAATATCCGTTGCAATTAATCCGTGAATCGTTGTGTCCGGCCTGCTAAAATCCTTGATAATGTCTCTCTTGAATTGATCATCATCAAGATAGGATATGGACACAAAGTTATAACCGTGCTCTGCAAACTTTCTGGAGATGTCTGTGCCGTGAGCTACGCCAGCACAAAACACAATGGTCTTTTCCGGCTTGTTATAAATCTCATGCGTCTTGGCAATCCACTCCTGAACAATGTCTCCCGTAATTTTCATTCCGCGCTTTTCAATCTCGTCTGTAGACCACTCTCCGGCGACCTTCTTTGCGCCCTCCATATCAATCTCGGTGGATACAAACACCCTGAGCGGCACCAGTATGCTCTGATTCACCAGTTCTTTTGTCGTTGTTATTGAGACAACATTCTGATAAATGTCAGACAGCCCCTTTGTGAATGGGGTGGCGGTAAGACCCACTACCTTGATATTTTGGTTGTTTTTGATAAAGTCCTTGGTTTGTTTACGAGCGACATGACACTCGTCTACAATCAAAAGATTCAATCCCGGGAACGATCCCCGGGCTTCCAAGGTCTGCGCAGAACAAACCTGGATGGGTTCGCTCGGCCTGTAGCGCCTATGCTTTGACTGTAAAACCCCGTGGTCGATGTTGTATCGATCCAACCGCTGACTGGTCTGATCGCATAAAATAATCCGATCCAAAACCATCGCAGCACGGCTTCCTTTGGTTTTGGCCGCATGGAGCAGAGCGATTGCCATCTCGGTTTTGCCTGCCCCAGTGGGGGCGTAAAGGATCTGCGCTCTCTTGCCCTGCGCAAACCCCTTTCTCAGCGCGTCAAGAGTCTCCTCTTGATACGGCCTTAAATGAAGCATTACTTCCTCCTAATCTGTCGTTTCAATTGAGCATTCTCATCCTGAAATTGATCGCGGCTCAGCCTCAGCGCTTCGTTCTCAATCTTCAACAAACGAATCTCCTCCCGAAGCTGACGAATTATCGTTTCTGCGTCTACACCCTCAGGAAACTCCAGCTTTGAAGTCGCCAACTGCGTCTTCAACTCTTCGTTCTCTTGGTGCAAAACATTGATTACATCGTGCTTGATGTCGTCTTCGACCTCCTCCTTGTTCACCTTCATTGTGGTAACTTTACCACTCTTGTGTTGGAATTTTTTCACAACCTTGGTCTGCTTTTGCTCTTTTCGCAATTTTGCAACAAAGGGGTGCGAGACATGGCACAGCCGTGCGATCTCCGCATCCGACCAGTCACTCCACTCTACGTCCTCCAACATGATGAACACGCTGTTACGTTTGTCGTCGTTGGTTCGCCGCAGACCATGAAGTGCGTTGGCCCCAAGCGAGTGGAGCACCGCATCCCGAAGCGTCCCCGACACGACTTCCGCAACAATTTCCTTTCTTTTCGCACGCTTATGTGCAAAGTAACGGTGGAAACCATCTGCAAGATAGTTTTTTATGCCATCAAAGTATACAATGATCGGCGGGAAACATGCGCCCTGCAAAATCGCCTCCGCATAGTCCGCAACCGTCTCTTCGTTGATCCTGGACCGACTTTGCGTTCCCCCATCAATGGTGATCTGATCAATGTTCATTGTGCCCCCTCATTTGCCAGCCTAACCTGAACCAACGCCAGTACGTTTGTATGTTTTTCGTCACATACTTTCGTCCATCCCACTCCCCAGGAATCCTGAGAAGCGACTCAAAGACCTTCCTTGCCTTCGCCTCTGGGTCGTGCCGGGTCCATGACTCATCCTTGACCGAGCCAAAGAGCCTCGTCTTTTCCTCCATGTCAACCTCCTGTGAAAGACCACAGTTTACCACTTGACTGCACCGCCGTCAACCTGCTACACTTCTTCGCATCCATCAGGTGGATGGACAACCCAACCAAGGAAAGTCATGGAATCAGCTCAAGAATTGTTGAATCGTTTGCACTTCAAGGGGTGGAAGAATGCGACCATCTCCTCCACTGCGCGAATCACCATCCCAACCCTTATCAAGATTGTGAAGGGAGGCGATTGCAGGTTTTCAACCTACACTAAACTCAAGGAACTTGAAGACCAAGATCCCCCGGTTCGCACAAAACGCCTCACCGCGAACGCGGCCCTGAAACAAATCCTCAACGCACTAACGCTTGAAGAAGCTCAGCAAGTCGCTCGCGCCGCCCTTAAGTGACACAAAACCCTCGCTCCGGCGAGGGACTCAATCGAACGGAGTGATGCATGGAATCTAACATGGAATCGTTGCAAAAACTAACCAAAGACTTAAAGTTGGCGGCCAAAACACTCACCGCTCGCGAAGTCCGGTTTCTGGTTGACTACTACTATATCGCACAAGAGGATCGCAAACGTGGAGGCAATCAGGTTCGCGCTCTCACAAAAACCGGAGAGCCTAGCAGCGTCATCGGCTGGCTGACTCTCCAAACCTCTACGCTCGAAGAAGAAATACGGAAAGCGCTTAACGCATACACACAATCTCATATCATGGGAGGCTGGGCACGGGAGGTCTATGGGATCGGTCCTGTCATTTCTGCCGGATTGCTGGCACACATCAACATCGAAAAAGCCCCCACGGTTGGGCACATCTGGCGCTTTGCGGGTTTGGACCCTACGACCTCTTGGCGCAAAGGTGAGATACGCCCGTGGAATGCTCGCCTCAAGTCTTTATGCTGGAAAATTGGGCAGTCTTTCATGAAATTTTCCAACCGGGATGACTGTTTTTATGGACACGTTTACAAACAAAGAAAAGAATACGAGGTTTCACGAAATGAATCTGGTGCCAATCGCGAGCTTGCAATTTCTATTGCAGAATCCGGGAGGTTTGGAAAAACCACCGATGCATACAAGTCTTACTCATCGGGATTGCTGCCTCCTGCACAACTTGATGCCCGTGCCCGACGTTACGCTGTAAAGCTTTTCCTCTCCCACCTGCATGGAGAGTGGTATCAGCGGCATTTCAATACCCCGCCTCCGTTGCCTTACGCGATTGCGCATTTGAATCACGCCCACTTTATTCCTCCGCCTCATTAAAACATCAGATAGGAGAGCGCCATATCCCCAGATTGAAACAGTGCTATGGAGCGCACCACAAACAGAGATTGAAACACTGTTACCGAGAGCACCATGCGGCCAGATTG